GTTAAAACGGTGACGTCGGGGGGTTGCGTTCCCACTGGAGCCTGACTCCCGAGGTCACCCGTGGGGACCTCCGCAGAGCCATGCTATTCACTCGTAGTCGCGAGAAAATTTCTCAATCAGTGGTTCGTCGACAATAACCTGCTCGGCACTCATGACGCACAACTCAAGCAAGATCGTGAGATCGCACAAGTCAGCGTCGTAAGTGTCGAGCAGCCAGAGTTCAAACTCTTGTTCGTCGACTAACACCTTTTCGTCCTTTATCGCCTGCACGATGTCCTCTAGGGCGATGCCAGATTGCCGCGTGAACCAGGAAAGCTCTTCAAGCTTAACGGCGGCTGCGTCTTCCATCAGGTACCTCGCAAGGAAGAATTCCCGGAGCATCGGCACATGACGGCATTCATAAGCGTAAGATAACGCTTTTCCTGCCATGTAGGCCGAGTCCGAAACCTCTTGATTGAGATTGGACCTGACGTTGAAACGCACTAGCATTTTGCCGATCAAGGGCACCATGCAGGGTCGGGAGGTATTGACAAAGATCCTCCTACTGAGGAAAGTCGCCTCTCCATCCATCTGAGGAGCCTTCGCTTTCAAGACCATTTTGAAGGTAGCGACGTCCTTCACCCATTCATCTAGCTTCAGTCTCCGGTTCAAACATGCAAGCATGTCGTCGCCAAGGACCAAAGCTTTCCCGCGCACGTGTTGACGATTGCAACATACTGCAAACATCGTGATATTATACGCGCTATTGCGGGCGGTGGTGGATGTAGTCCCGGTGGGAAGTTGATACTTCAGCCATGCGCTGAACCCGAAGCGGCGGTTTTGCACTTTGTACTTCTCGATTTCAAGCAGGAGTTTCCGGAGCCACATTGGCATCCTCAGCTTCTCCAGCCATTTGTCGAAAAGCAACGCTACGCGCGATCGCTGCTCCCGGTCGTTGCGGCTAAAATCGCCCTCAACCACCTGCGTGAATTCCGTGCCAACAATGAAGTCGCACAGTTCCACGTCGCTTGCCTTGTAGGCAAATTTGGTCTCAATCGGTCCGACTTTACTCCGTGACACGAGTTCGACCATCCGTTCCATGACAACCATCAAGGGGGGTCCGGTTATTGCGTTGAACGCATCGTTACCAGCGTATATCACGCGGGGGGCCCAAGTTGGGTCATCACGTTTTATCAGCACCTCCAGTTTTACTGAGAGGTCTTTTGTGCCGATATAGCCAGGTGTGGCATCCGCGAGTTCCCAAAAAGCTGCCCTCATGCGCGACTGTTTCGCCGGGTCAAACTTGTTCAACCATCTATTGCGGTCTTCCTCATTGTCGTCCCAGGGGGAAAACATATCAGGTAACGCATCAATGATGTCCAACGCCTCCTTGAATGATAGGTCGTCGATGTCGTCGTCGGGGCCAGCCTGAGTGAAATTGCTGCGCTTTCCAGCGGCAGCAATGAACGATTCCCTGTCATTGCTAGTGACTACGGGAACCGCCTGCGCGAACAATGGTCCCATCTGGTTGACGGGGTTCGGCGCATCATCGAAATCGAACTTCCCTCCGGACCAAGCATGTGGTACTACGAAGTTAACGTCACGATCCGGAACTACTTTCAGGCGGCC